CTGCGGTAACTTTTTGTTCGACCTCCCCGGTCAGCATATCCTGTGCTTCAGATTTTACTGGCCGCTCTTCGGTTACCCGGGATTCACCTTCGCCAGCCAGAAACCAGGTGTGACCAGTTTTATCAACGACGCCTTTTCTTTTGAGTTCCCACAGCTCGTTGACAGCCTCTTCACGACTGATTCCAAGGCGAGCTGCCACCACATGTGAAGAGGCTTTTTTCAGTGCTTTCAGTGCGTCAGATACGGTTTCCATTAAAATTTCCTCCGGACAAAATTACTTCACAACCCTCATATTGCTGACATTTGGACGCCAGCTATCCCAGTTAAACGTCACCCATCGACCACCGTTCATGGTCATGCGGTCCATAATCCTCTCACCAAGAAGCGTACTCATTGCGGCATGATTCAGGTTTGTTAACATCCCGACACTGCACAGTGATGCTGTCCGGCGATCAATTATCTGGTGCAATACCACCTGCTCGTTTTTCGTCTCCCGCTGAACGCCTATTTCATCCAGGACCAGCAAATCAACCCCGCAAAGCTCCTGTAAAAATTTTTCCCCGGATTTGCCGTTGTCGTAGCTGTCATGCAACACGCTCATGACGTCAGACACGGTGACGATAATCACGCTGCGCCCCTTCACCATCAGCCGGTTGCCCATCGCCGCTGCAAGGTGATTTTTCCCGGTGCCGGTTTTACCGCTGAACACAAAATTCGTGCACCCGGTCATCAGTTCGTCAGCTATGGATTTGGCCTGGCTCAGCGCGTATTTTTGCCCGTCGTTCTGCACCTGATAATTTGCAAACGAGCATTTGCTGTGCAGAGGCTGGATGCCCGAACGATTCAGGATTTTTTCCACCCGCAACTGGCGATTCTGGCGGTTAATCTCCTCGCTGCGTTTTCGTCCTTCAGCAAGTTGCCATTCCCGCCACTCCTCCACCGTCCGGTACGGTGGAACCGACCCCTGTGGTGCAAGTCTGCGAATACGTTCAAGAACCCCAACTGCCGCAATGTTTTTCATGACACGTCACCCCCTGAATCCCGGCGGTATTTCAGTGTCCGGTTCAGAAATGTGATTCACGCAACGCTGCGCAGGCGAACGCCCCAGGCGGATAACCAGTTCATCCCATTTTTCCCGGAGTTTTGCCGGACTCATGATGTTTTTTACCCAGAACGAATCCCGCTGGAGACGCCCAAACATTTCACAAATTTGTCTGTGAGTTCTGCCATCCAGCATCCGCATTGTGCGAACGTCATTGGCCCATGCTGTCCAGTTGGGTTCTTTCGGTCTAGTGATCTCGCCATCATAGCTGGCCGCCTGCTCGTAAAGACTCACGATTCGTCCCCAGATCCACTGTGCGCACACCAAATCTTCCTGACTTCCCCACTGGCGTTTTTTCGCACTGAACACAACCGCGTCAGGGTGTCGGGTTAAAAAATCCTGTTCAGCCGTCTGCGGGTCCGGTTGCGAAGCGTCCGGACAAGAAGATCTTTTATCTGACGGATCAGGTTTTAATACTGACGGATCGGGGTCAATCATCGGCCCCCTAATCGGCAGTTTTTTATCAACAGTTGATCCATCAAAATTTGACGGGTCAACCGTTGAGGGGTCAATATTTGACGGGTCAACTGTTAACGGGTCATTTTTTGCCGGGCTAATTTTTCTTTTCGGTTTATATGACTCACGCGCCGCCGCCGCAGCTGCTTCGAGTTTTTCCACATTAAGCCGATAGATATTGCTTACATTACGCCCACCGACCTTACGCTCTTCCTTCGTCAGCCAGCCCTCTTTCGCCAGTTCTGCAATAGCCGATTTCACTGTGGATTCACTTCTTGCACCGATCTGACGCCGGATAGTTTCAATGGCAGGCCATGACACGCCCTCGTCATTGCTGTAGTCTGCAAGACGGGCCATAACCGCCACCCTGGATAAGATCATGCCGGTGAAGGCGCACCCTTCCCAGACAAGACCATGAAGCTTGCTGCTCATAAAACCCCCGAACACCGTGCTTTTAGTGCATCACCACAGCATTCCCTGCCGGGCCGCCGCGATTCATCTGGTCATACAAAACAACCGCTGACGCAACAAAATCATCGACATCCTTCACCAGCCGATCCCTCCGTTCGACGATCTCACGGTAATATTCAGAACTGTGGCTGCGCATACGGGCCACCAGCAAAGGCGGCATCGCCTTTTCGATCGCCGGTAACAGAGCCTGCATTTTTTCAACAGCATCAGGGGTGTCTTTATCCAGCCAACGGAAAATTTTCTGGGTATTACGGGCCAGGGCTTCCGGATGGCTGTCGTCGTACAGTTCCGGGAACGTCATCCCCAGTTCGAAATAAGTCTGGGCTATTTCAGCTGCAGGAACTTTCTCACCATCAGGATATGCCCAGGCATTCATCGCCATGCGGATGTGCTCATGTTTGATTTTCATGAATCATTTGCCTCTTGATGCTTCGGGTATGATCGTTTTCATCATTTGGTTGCTTCATCGACATATTCTGCGAATAACATGACGAGCGTCGTAAGTATGTCCAATCAACATCAGGACGAAGTTCTTCACACAGGACACCACCTTTTGTTGCTCGTTCAATCGCAGGACATCTCTCAGCAGGCAACTGACGTACCCCTTTGATCCATTGATTTACGCTTGGAGGAGATACACCTAAAAGCCTAGCCATTGCTGATTGCCCACCGACAACAGCACAAGCTCGTTTGAATGAATAGTTATCTTTTTTCATCGAATGAACTCCAAAAAACACACAATAATATTAGGCTTAGCCTAATATTATTGTCAATAGGCTATGCCTAATACATCGAGAGTAGGGATTGCCTAACGCGATGCGCATAGGAGACTATTAAGCAATGCTTAGTGGTAAAGACTTAGGCCGAGCGATAGAGCAGGCCATTAACAAAAAAATTGCATCAGGAGCCGTCAAATCAAAGGCGGAAATCGCACGTCATTTCAAAGTCCAACCACCATCAATCCATGACTGGATTAAGAAAGGTTCGATAAGTAAAGACAAACTTCCAGAACTATGGCGTTTCTTTTCTGATGTGGTTGGTCCAGAGCATTGGGGGCTTAACGAATACCCCATACCAACCCCATCCACTTCAGATACAAAAAGTGAACTTTTAGACATAAACAGCCTTTATCAAGCCGCCTCTGATGAAAAAAGAGCAATTGTGACTTTCCTCTTATCTGGAAATGCTACGGAGCCTGGTTGGGTTGATCATGACGTTCGCGCCTACATTGCCGCAATGGAAATGAAGGTAGCTAACTATCTGAAAAATCAAGAATCAAAACGGAAAAGCCAGAACATCACCAAGACAGGAACTTAAACTTATATGGTCCGACGGGAAATTCCTAGTTCCCGTTAGTTAACTCCTACTACCTCTCCCACAAACCATCACCTATTAGGTTGCACCCAAATCATTAGGCATAGCCTATTGACAAACAATTAGGCATTACCTATAGTTTCCCATACCAACCCATCCCGTCCCACACAATACAGGGCAATACCTAGAGTTACCCGGCAGTGGTCAGGGATTAAGTAGCCAGCCCGAGGCGTAAGAACATGACGGCAGGGTTCAACTTTAACTATGCAGCAGGTTTTTGTTCCGCTCCCCCGGCGTTAAGGGGAAATGAGGTCAGCATGGATACTATCGAGCTTGGCAACAGCGAATCTCTGGTATGCGGCGTGTTTCCCAACCAGGACGGCACGTTTACCGCGATGACGTATACCAGAAGCAAAACGTTTAAAACGGAAGCTGGCGCGCGTCGCTGGTTAGCAAGAAACTCTGACTGATGAAGGTTAGTAATTAAAGAGTTCTCCACAGGCGAAGTGGAATACGTTCGCCGGACACGGGTAAGCATTCGGCATGCTCTTTAACAATCTGGGTATTCCTAACCACAAAGGAATCGCATCAATTTGGATTTTGCAGACAGTTTCTCTTGTTGTTCTACGGAGATTCCTATTTTGATCTGGGTTTTTAAGATTGCGATATCTTTAAGCGACGACCAAATATTATCATCTGTTTTTTCCAGGAGCTTTAACTGCATTTTCAATTCCGAATCGGAATATTTTTCTGCATCATCATAAAGCTGCAGATATTCTGCGGATTTTCTCATTGCGTTATCTGACTTTTGTCCGAATCCGTAAATCGTTTGAACGGTTGCTATCACAACAATGAGAACTCCAGAAACTTCAGGAATAAATCCACCAATGACAGATGAACCGAGGATAATACTCACCACTGAGAAAAGTTTATCGAGACGACCAGTCGCTACAGAGAATAGTTGTTCAAGAAAATAACCATATAAAACCCTGTCAAGAATATCATCCCGGTCCATATATCATCACCTGCTTGTTTGATTGTTGCTGTTCCCCCTCTCCTCTGAAGGAGCTGGAGATGGTTTTGGTCGAATGTTTTTCTCAGGTATATGTTTCCTGGTATTCGGAATGTCCGCCCTGTCCGCAGGCTTACCAGTACCTGAACAATTCTTTTGAACCACCATATAAAACACCTTCCTGTTGTTGGGGATATCCAGATTATACAGATTTCCTGTTATTGGGGAATGACGGAAACCACCTCGCCTGACGTGGTTAAAAGCAGGCACACAACACGAAAGCGCACGGCGAGATTCCTTTGCATATAAGGCTTGTCGTTAAATTTCTTCGACCGTGCACTTCCGGTTGTGGCAGTCCGCGAAATGGCGCGGCGGTAAGTATGGCTGGGGCTTCCTCCATTGCTCCAGAAAATGCACCGGGTCGTCAGGTTGACCATACGCTTAAGTGACAGCCCCGCCACAATACCCATGTGTAGTATTTGGTGGCATCAGTTCTACTCCGTGACTGCTCTGCCACCCTTTTTAAAGTGAATTTTGTGATGCGGTGAATGCGGCTATGCGCACGCGGAACAGTTAAAACCGTAAAGTGGTCTTTTACGGGGCGTAACGGGCATCCTTCTGTATTCCGGCGTTAATTGTTAACTGGTTAACGTCACCTGGAGGCACCAGGCACCGCATCACAAAATTCATTGTTGAGGACGCGATAATGGAAACGTTATTACCAAACGTTAATACGTCTGAAGGTTGTTTTGATATTGGTGTTCTGCTCAGTAACCGGGAGTTTACGGAAGATGCCATTAAGATGAGAAAATATGAACCTTATCTTCTCAATGATAATTCCATACTTTCCAGAATTGCCCTTCTTGAACTTGGTATTATCGGAGAACAGCAGTGACTTCAGCATTTGCACTGGTGATGACCGTTTTTCTTATAACGGGTGAGCCACAAAATGTGATTACCGGAATTTATGACAGTAAGTCATCCTGCATTCAGGTAAGGGACGAACAAAAAATCCCCGGTGAATGCCTCCCGTTAAAAAAAGTATCGCTGAACCTGAATAACGAAATACCGGCTGGATAACCCGCCAGCCATATTAACGCCATACCAACGGATTAAAAATGCCAGCAATGGCAGGGATTCGTTCACCCTGAAATCTGTAATGAGGTTAAAACAAAATGAGTAAAGTCTTTATTTGCGCCGCTATTCCTGACGAACTGGCAACAAGGGAAGAAGGCGCTGTGGCTGTAGCCACAGCCATTGAAGCTGGCGACGAACGCCGTGCTCGAGCAAAATTTCACTGGCAATTCCTGGAACATTATCCGGCTGCTCAGGACTGCGCTTATAAATTTATTGTCTGCGAGGATAAACCCGGCATACCCCGCCCTGCCCTCGATTCCTGGGATACCGAATATATGCAGGAAAATCGCTGGGATGAGGAGTCAGCTTCCTTTGTACCGGTCGAACCTGAATCCGATCCGATGAACGTCAATTTTGACAAGCTGTCCCCTGAAGTACAGAACGCAGTCCTGGTTAAATTCGACACATGCGAAAACATCACCGTTGATATGGTGATTAGCGCACAGGAATTACTACAGGAAGACATGGCAACATTCGGCGGACATATCGTTGAAGCGTTTATGAAAATGCCAGAAGTTAACTCCATGTATCCTGAACTTAAACTGCATGCCATCGGGTGGGTTAAGCATAAATGTGAGCCTGGCGCTAAATGGCCTGAAATTCAGGCAGAGATGCGCATCTGGAAAAAACGCCGCGAAGGTGAACGCAAGGAAACCGGAAAATACACGTCTGTTGTTGATCTCGCCCGTTCCAGAGTAAACCAACAGAACACTGAAAACGCTGCTGAAAAAAACGGAGCTGTCACTGTTGCCGTTCGCCGCGAATACAAACAGACATGGAAAACTCTCGACAATGAGCTGGCCTGCGCCCTCTGGCCCGGTGATGTGGATGCGGGAAACATTGACGGCAGCATCCATCGCTGGGCAAAAAATGAAGTTATCGACAACGACCGCGAAGACTGGAAGCGTATCTCGGCATCAATGCGCAAACAGCCTGAAGCACTTGGCTATGACCGTCA